TCACTCGCATGCCACACCCCCTTGCGTAAGCGCCCAATCCAGCAGTGCCAGCGCATCGGCGTGGTTGTCGTCGACCGGATCAAAGCCGCGCGCCTTGGCGGCTGCGAGCATCTCGGCCTTGCCCGCATTGCCCTTGCCAGTCGCGTGCTTCTTGATCGTGCCCACCGGCACACCCTGGTACGGGATCTGGTGGTGCTCACACCAGGCGGTCAGATGTGCCATGAAGCCGCCGTAGGCATGAGCAGCATCAACGCCGGCATGTCTGCGTACTTCTTCAAAAACCACCCAGTCGATGCCGGAGCTGCACTGCTTAATCTCGGTGAGCCATCGCTTGAAACGTAGGTAGCGCATACCGCCGCCCTCGAAGCGTTGCGGCTTGAAGCACTCCGACCCACTACTCAGTGTGCCCTCGCGGTCGCGCAAGGCCCAGCCAGTTTGTGTGCCAAGATCCAGAGCAAGGATCGAGGTTGCGGATGACTGGGAACTGTCCCCTGCAGGATGGCCGCCAGACTTCCGACGTAGGTCAGAGGGACCCTCTGGTCCCTCTCCTACGTAGTAGGAGGGGGAGTTTTCGCCAACTTCAGAATAGGCGAAAGTCCAGTATTCATGCGGGTTTGCGCCAGTTGGCAAGTTGGCAGCGCTGCCAATTTGCCAATCTGCCGACAACGCTGTAACTCGTTGATGTGATTGCAGTTCAAGTTGGCAGGCGTCTGCCAACTTGCCAACTTCAGTTAAAAATCGGGGGAAGTTGGCAAACGTTTTGCCAACTTGGCGATACGTGTTCATGAGGGCTCCTGGGTGTCGTTGATGTCATCTTGGTAAACCCACACTTCGGGGTTCTCGACCGGCATTGCGGCCCCTGACTGCGGGCATTTGTAGTGGGTGGGGAGGACAGTTCTGCTCTCGAACAACACTTCCCCGGTCTGTGAATCAGGGGGTCCGATTGCCATTTGCAACACCATGCCCTCCACGCACAGGTACCCAAACTTCGTGCGTGCAGCAGGCAGTCCGTAATCAGCTGCGTTACGGAAATACTTGATGTAGCCTTGGGTTGAGAGCGCGGAAAGCCGCTCGCGGATGGTGCGCTCGCCACCGAGCCCCGCTTTGCCCTCAAAGCCTTCAGCAAACTGATTGGCGGTGTAGCAGCGCCCCTTGCCGGCTTCGTCGAACAGGATTTGTAGGATGGCGTCGCGCTTGCGGCGGCGCTCGGCATCCAAGCGCTGGCCGTAGTCCTTCATCACCAGCCGCTCGTTGGCGTCGACTTCTCGCCACTCACCGTTGATCTTGTCGACGTGCCGTTGCGGGATACCCGCGCCATTGCGCAGCTCGAAGATGAGCTGGCGAGTAGTGCGCGTTTCATCGGGTCGGAACAGCAGCATTCCGGTCGAGTAGTACCCGCGAAGGCTTCCTGCGCCCGCCAAGGCCTGGAATGGGTCCTCCTCGAATTGCTTCTTGCCGAGCTTCTTGGTGTGGTGAGCGAGGATCACCCCGGCGTCGGGATTCACAGCCTGGCGAATCCGCTCCACCCGCTGCGAGAGGAAGAACAGCATGGCGCCGTTGTCGTTCTCGCCACCGGCGTCGCCCCCGTCGAAAACGTTGCGGATCGATGGCGATTATGTCGGGAGGCTCGCCGCCAAAAGCCTTCGCGATCGCTGGGATCACCTGCGCTAAACCCGCGTCATCGAGCACCAGCCGCAACTGCGGCGTGGCCACGAAGTTGGTGCGGGCGTCCAGAAGCCGATGGGACGGTAGGCGAACATCCTTCACACGCTCGCGCAGGTAGTGGTACTGGACCTCGGCCTGCAGGTAAAACACCCGCAGCGGACGGGGTGGTTGCATGCCCAGAAAAGTTGCACCAGCTGCCATGTGCGCCAGCCACGACAACAGGAAATCACTCTTGCCGACCTTTGGCGCACCGCCGAACACCAACATGCCTGCCGGCGTCAGCACGCGCGGAGAGATCAGATCGGGTGGTAGCGGTGAGTTGTCATCGAGCAGCTCGCCAAGCGTGAAGATTGGGAGCGATGGGGCTGCAGCCTTGATCACACGACGTTCGCCTTGAGTGATGAATGTCGCGCAGTCGAAGCCTTCTTCGACAGCATCCGCAGCATCCCACTTGGCTGGCTTATCGATGGGCGGCACCAGGATGGCCACGGATGCACTACCAGCAGCTACGCAAGCACGTGCTGCGCTCTCGGCGTAATCCCAACCTGGAGCATCACGGTCCGGCCAGATGACCACGGATTTCCCCGCCAACGGATGCCATTCGGTTTTGTCGACAGGTGCCTTGGCGCCGTTCATTGCGGTGGTGGCAGTAATGCCGCAAGCGATCAATGCAGCCGCACACTTTTCTCCTTCGACTAGAACTACCTCTCGCGCCTTTGAGATGGCCGGGAGGTTGTAGAGAGGCCTGGGATCGGGGGCGTGCCACATGCGAGCGCGAACATCCCAAGGGCGGTACTCTTTGCCAGTCGGCGGGTCATACCTGTAGACGCAGGCGATCAGCTCGCCATCGGGAGTCAGGTAATCCCATTTGCCGGTGTAGGCGCCGAGGTCGTCCATCGGCACGCTGCGGACATCACGGCGTGTCGGCGTGCCGACCGGGGCAGCAATGCCGAGCCAATGCCGGATCTCTCCAGCGATGCGTGGAAAGTCGCTGCGGGCGGAGCGGCCTTGGGAGCGCGCCCACAGGTCGATGATGTCGCCACCCTCGTCGGTGGAGAAGTCTTTCCACAGGCCGCGCCGTGGTCCGTCCAGCTCAACCACCAGACTCTTGCCCGGGTTGCCATCGACATCACCGACGTAGAACTTGCCTGCCCGGATGCGCCCCTGCGGGAAAAGGTAGTGGAGAACTGCCTCGAGCCGATCCAGCAAACCCGTACGCAGCGCGTCGGTGTCTGTAGCGAGTTCGTCGCGCTGCTCAGGGGCATCATTGAAGTCGAGCCAGATGATGTTGCCCGCCATCATGTCACCCCCCAGCAACGGTCTTGCCACGAGCAGAACTTGCACTCGACATGCGTTGGTGTGGTCGCATAGCGCGGCAGCAGTTCCTGGCTGTCGCTTGCCGTAATGACCCGAACAGCGCGATCGGACATCCGCTGTGCCAGGCCGCCGTCAAACGGCACCAGCTCGAACCAGATCTCCTCGGAGTCCTTGTTGATGGCGGTGAACAATGCCGGGTTCGCAGAGATACCCGGAATACTGGCCTCCATGTAGGCCTGATAGATGGCCATCTGAGCGGCATAGACAGGTTTGGATTTGCTGACGCCATGCTTGACCGTGTCCCGCCATGACTTGTCGTTCATGGTCTTGCACTCCCACAAGGCGGGATAGGCCATGCCCAGCTCTGCGGGGCCGCTGTTCAGGACGCCATCGACGTGCCCTTGGATGCGGCCGCCCGCGACGGAAAAGCCGAATTGGCCACCGCTGGCCTTTTGCGTGTACAGATCGAATCCGGCCATGCGTAACCAACGAATGGCCAGATCTTCGAGAGCGTGTCCCACCTCGAAGATGCGCAACACGCGACCCGGAATGTCCCTGCCAGGATCGACAGGGGTTTGGAGATACTCGTATTGCAGTGCGCGCTCGCAGGCAACGCCCAACCTCGACGCACCGAGATAGTTTCGCCGGGGTTGGTTGTCGCGTTCGGTCCTCAGCGCGGTATCGATGAGCACGCCGATCTGCTCATGGATCCTGGGGCGGTGATTGAAATCCAGCATCAGAACGGCACCCCCGTCGAAGCAGGCTTACCCTGGCGGGCGAGCCGCTCCTCAAGAAAGGCGCGATCCTTTTCTGCCATCCGCTCGTGCTCGACGAGCATGTGTTCCTGGTAGGCAGTCACCACTACGTCGATCAGCATCAGCACTTCGTCTTTGCTGTAGTCCGCCAGCGGTCGCTGCATACCGATGGAGCCGACATACTCGCCAAGCGGCGCCAGGCAGGACGCCATGGCGGCGAGCTCCATATCACTGGGATCGATCATGTGACCTCCCGTCTTTTCCATGAGCCGTGAAAAGGCGTTCTGGCAGCGCATGGAGCAGAACACCCAGCGGTCCGAGTAACGTCGTGGATCGCTGCGCGGCAGGCGTGGATTGAAGTAGCCGAAGCCCTTGGCCTTTCGTGAGCAGACTGCACATTTCACGCGGCCTCCCGGTGGGCATCGTTGGCAGCCACCACGAGGCGCTGAATCGACGACTTGTTGAACTGGAAGGACAGCAGCGCCGAGGCCTGATAGCGCGTCATGCCAAAGTCGGCGCGCAGCGCCTGCGGCAGATACTGGAGTTGCTTCGCGGTCGGCGGCTCGTTCAGCCAACGACGGGTCTTGTGCGCGGAGTCAGCCGACTCGCGGTCGTTCAGCCAGTCATCGGCTTTGGCCATGCAAACCGTGCGGTCGCCGACAGCCAACAAGCGCGGCTGCAGTTCCTTACCTCCGCCCACGGCGTGCCAGCGGCCGTTCAGGAAGAAGACGCCACCCCAGGCGTTGAAGCCAGTCGCCATCAGTGCGTCGTCGTAGCCGAACAGGTCGCACCAGCGGAAGTTGGAGCGCTTGAGGAGATCGATCTCGGTCATCACGAAATCGGCCAGCGCATCTCCTTCTTCGGTGTTCTCGTTCTCCCAGACGAAGCCGCACAGCGGGCATTCGCGGCAGCCGAGCGGGACGGTGGCTTCACAGGACGGGCAGTCCTTGGTGGGCGCTTCGCCGTGATGCTGGTGTCCGTCGAGATTGACGTCCTGTTCCAGAGATCCGTGCATCAAGGTCGCGGTGCCGAAGTCCAGGACCACGCAATCGGTCTTGATGACGCCCGGATGATCCGATGGGTCGATGGTGCGCAGGCCACGCCCGATCATCTGAGTCAGAGTCGACTTGTGCGAGCTGGGTCGCAGCAGAACCACGCAGGAGGTAGGCGTGAAGTCGTAGCCCTCCGTGAGCACAGCCACATTGACCACGACCTGCGCGTTGCCGGATTCGTAGTCGGTCAGTCGTGTCTTTCGCTCAGATTCTGAGAGCTCGCCGTGCACGATCACGGCGGATACACCGGCATCCTGAAAGGCCTGGCGCACACATTCGGCATGGGCGACGGTCGAGCAGAACACGATCGTCTTGCGGTCGCCGGCCTTCTCACGCCAATGACGGATCACGGCATCGGTGATGGGAGTCTTGTTGAGAATCGCCTCGACTTCCGTCATGTCGAAGTCTGTGGCCGTGCGCCGGACCCGCGTCAACTGCTCCTGGGCGCCGACATCGATGACAAAGGTGCGTGGCGGCACGAGGTGGCCGGAGGCGATCAGCTCGCCGAGGGTGATTTGATCCGCGACGTTGCTGAAGACCTCCCGCAGTCCCTTGCCGTCACTGCGGGCAGGCGTCGCCGTCACCCCGAAGATCTGGGCGCGCGAGTTCTTGTCTAGCACTCGGTCGATTACGCGGCGGTACGAGGCCGAGGCTGCGTGATGCGCTTCATCGATCACCAGCAGATCGAGGATCGGGATGGCAGCGAGATGGTTGTCGCGCGACAGCGTTTGCACCATCGCGAACGTGGCGCGCCCGGACCAGGATTTGTCCTTGGCATCGAACACGGAGGTGCTGACGCCCGGATTCATCCGTGCAAACTTGGATAGGTTCTGGCCGGTCAGTTCATCGCGATGAGCGAGGATGCAGGCCTTGGCATCTGGCTCGGCCAACAAGCTGCCGGCCACCGCCGACAGCATGATGGTCTTGCCCGACCCGGTGGGGCCAACAGATAGGGTGTTGCCGTGTTGGGCGAGCGCCGCCAAAGAGCGCTCGACCAGCAGGGCTTGGCGGGGGCGGAGCATCATGGCTGCGTCCCCCTTACTGTGCCCAGCTCGGGCGACCCGGCACGGAGGCACGGCCCGTGGCCTGGGCATACGCGTTCGACCCATTTGCGGGTGCTGGCGCTTTCGCAGCTCCCTGCGCGCCACCCATGCGGGCGGCGTAATCCTTGTGGTCGGGCGTGATCGCGGCCTTGATCACACTCTTGTCTTGGCCATTCTGGTCTTTGTCCCAGTCGACCTTGCCGAGAAACTCGATACCATCGAGATCGGCAAACCCGCTGATGCGGCGCGCGTTCTGCGCGGTAGGACTGTTGTCGCCAGGATGAACGCCGCGCGCTGAGTTGAGGATCGCCTTGACGAAAGTGCGGCCCATGTTGGCCCACTCAGGGCCTTTCGGGCTGTGCAGGCCGATCAGCGACCACATCTTGCGACGGGCGAACTCACCCTCCATCACGACGAACTCGCAGTTCAGGTACGCTGAGCCGGTGTTGTCGTTGCGGGTGGCGTAGCCGCCGGTCCATCCCTGCGACGGATCATCGAAGCCACCCGGCTTGATGGTCATGCGGACACGCACGAGCGTGCCTTTGGGGATCAGGTCGAAAGAGGTCTGTTCGGAAGCGGAATTGAAATCGAAGTAGGTCATGATCAGGACTCCTGAGTGGAAGTGGATTCGGTGTTAGGGGCAGGCGCGGCAGCTGGCGCGGGGCGCGCGAAATCGAGCCGTTCGGTAGCTGGCCTGGCCGGGCCGGCGATCTTTTCCATGAGGCGGCCGAGGTGCGGCTCCTCGATCGGATCGAGACGCCCGGAGCGGTCCTTGGCGGGGTAGCCCCATGCGTTCAGCGTGTGGCAGACGAAGGCCCGGTAGCTGGTGCCGTCATCGGCCTTCAGCTCGGCCAAGGTGATGACCTCATCGACGATGCCGGGCAGTTCCAAGCCGGTTTTGGAGCCATCGATTTGCAGGGAGAACACGCGGCGATTGAAATCGTCCAATCGTTCGTCGAGGATGCCGACGAACCACACGTTCTTGCCGCGCGTGTGCTGCAGGTGGGTCAGCCAGGCGATCATTTCTTGGCCCATCAGCCCGTATGCACCCCGGCTGTCGGGTTTGCCGGTCTTCTCGGAGTAGGCCTGGGGCTGGCCTTTGCACCATTGCAGGCACAGGCGACCGGCCACGGTGATGGAGTCGACGAACACGGTGTCGTACTTGTCCAGGACCGTCGGATCACCGAAGCGCGCGCATACGGCGTCGAAGTGGGCTTGGCTGAACGGCTGGTCGTCGCGCAGCGCCGGGTTCGGTCCGCCGATGTACACCGCGAAGTCACGGCACTCCTGCCAGGTGCGCGGACGGATCGTGTCGCCGGCCCAGCCCTCGACCGCGAGATCGCCAGCTTCAAGGTCGAAGAAGAGCGTGGCAGTGGGTTTCAGCGTCCAGAGCTGTGACGTCTTGCCGATGCCACTCTTGCCGACGAGCACGCCTTTCACGCCACGGCGCTCGGCCAGGCGCTGGTCTGCAGTAATGATGGGGAGGCTCATTTGCAGGCCTCCTCGGTGCTGATGTTGGCGAACGCGTCAGCGACGGTGGTCATACCGAGCGCGCCGCGCTTGCGGGCCATTTCGTACAGGTCGCGCAGACCACCCAGGCGCCGATGGATCAGACGGGACTCGGACTCCATGCCCTGGATCGCAAATGCCAGGTCATCAATGGAGGCATCTTCGAGTCGACGCACCACTTCGTCGGGGCGGTTGCCATCGAGTGCCGGGATGCGGATGGTCTCGGGAAGATCCCGGAGGTACATCTCGGGCTGTTTGCGCAGCAGTTCGAGCAGCGTAGGTTTGGTTTTCATGGCGATTACTCCTGAAGCAGAGCGAGACGAAAGCCCGGCTTGCCGGTCTTGAGGGTGCGTGCCGGGGCGAAGGCGCTCTTGAGCGACTCGGGCCACGCG